GCCAGAAAACCGCACTGGCTTACTCGGGGGGGCGGCCTTGATGCCCAAGAAGCCCGCAAAGCCGACCCGCAAGCCGAAGGCCGCGGCGCCGAAGCCCCCAGCTGCGCCGCCCGATCCCGCGCCGGCCACGGCAACGGCCCCGCGCGGCTACGAGCGGTTCAGGGAGGCGAAGGCCAACGAGTTCCGCGCCATGTCCGCGCGCGGCCGCGACATCGGGTCGATCCCTCCGTGCGCGAACCCCGAGCGCCGAGCGGATGCGGAGACGAGCCTGCGGCGCTGGTGCGAGGTGTACTTCAGTCAGACCTTCCCGCTCGCGTGGAGCGACCCGCACCTGCGCGCGCTCGCCCGCATCGACGAGGCGGTGACGGTCGGCGGGCTGTTCGCGTTCGCGATGCCGCGCGGCACTGGCAAGACGACGATGTGCGAGGTGGGCGGGATGTACAGCGTGGCGACGGGGCGGCGCGACTTCCTCGCGCTGATCGGCGCGACCGAGGAGCACGCGGAGCGGATGCTCTCGAACATCAAGGTCGAGTTCGCGACGAACGAGCTGCTCGGCGAGGACTACCCCGAGATATGCCTCCCGATCGAGCGTCTCGAGGGGATCGCGCAGCGGGCGAACGGGCAGCTGTGCTGCGGAAAGCCGACCCACATCCGCTGGGAGGCGAAGTCGATCGTCCTGCCGACGATCCCAGGGTCGAAGGCGTCGGGCGCGATCATCCGATGCGCGGGCCTGACGGGCACGATCCGCGGCATGAGCGCGAAGCGTGCGGACGGCCGCCGCGTGCGCCCGAACCTCGCGATCATCGACGACCCGCAGACCGACGAGAGCGCGAACAGTCCGTCGCAGTGCAGGACTCGCGAGGGCTTGCTTGCGGGCGCGATCCTCGGCCTTGCGGGGCCAGGTCAGAAAATCGCGGCGGTGATGCCGTGCACGGTGATCCGCGCGGGGGACATGGCGGACGCGATCCTCGACCGCGAGAAGCACCCCGAGTGGCGCGGGGAGCGGTCGAAGATGGTGGTGGAGTGGCCGACGAACACGGCGCTGTGGGACGAGTACGCGGCGCTGCGTCGGCAGTCGTTCCGCGACGGCGGCCGCGGCGAGACGGCGACGGAGTTCTACCGCGCGAACCGCGCCGCGATGGACGCTGGCGGCGTGGTTTCGTGGGAGGCGCGGCACGATCCCGACGAGTTGAGCGCGCTCCAGCACGCGATGAACCTGCGGATCGACCGCAAGGACCCTGCGTTCTTCGCCGAGTACCAGAACGAGCCCATGCCTCTGGTGACGGCGAGCGTGGCGGAGCTCGAGCAGGACGAGGCCGCGGCGAAGACGAGCGGCTACGCGCGCGGGCTGGTGCCTCGCGACGCGTCGGCGCTCACGATGTCGATCGACATCCAGCAATCGGTGCTATTCTGGACGGTGGCCGCGTGGAGCGAGGACTTCACGGGGTGGGTGGTGGACTACGGCTGCTGGCCCGATCAGCGGATGAGGTACTTCACGCTCGGCGAGGTGAAGCGGACGCTGTCCGACGCGGCGCCGAAGGCGGGCTTGGAGGGCTCGATCCACCACGGCCTCGAGCGGCTGCTGGAGGAGCGCGCCGACCGCGCGTGGAAGCAGGACGGCGGCGGCACGGTGCGTCTCGACCGCGTGCTGATCGACGCGAACTGGGGCCGCTCGACGGATGTGGTGTACCAGTTCTGCGCGCGGTCTCGTTGGAACGGCCTCGCGCTGCCGTCGCACGGTCGGTTCGTGGGCGCGTCGAGCGCCCCGTGGGGGAGCACGGCGAAGCGCAAGGGGGAGAAGGCGGGCGCGCACTGGCGGATGCCGCCCGCGACGGAGCGCCGCGCGGTGCGCCATGTGCTGTTCGACAGCAACTGGTGGAAGTCGTTCGTGCACGAGCGCTTCGGCGTTCCGCTCGGCGACCCGGGCAGCGTGGCGCTCTTCGACGGCGACCGCGAGCTGCATCGGATGTTCGCCGAGCACCTGACTGCGGAGCATCGGATCGCGGTGAGCGCGAAGGGTCGGACGGTGGACGAGTGGAAGTTGCGGCGTCCTGGCCTCGACAACCACTGGCTCGACTGCATGGTTGGCTGCGCGGTGGGAGCGAGCATGAGCGGGTGCTCGCTGCCGTCGATGCGCGAGGCGGTCGTGGAGCGGAAGCCGCGTGTGAAGCTCTCCGACATCAAGCGGGGGCCGCGATGACGCCTCGGAAGCCCCGTCCCGAGCCCGATCCGAAGGCTGAGCCGAGCGGCCTGTGCTGCCGCGCGTGCGGCTCGCGCGAGCTGCGGGTGATCTACACGCGGAACGCCCCGATGAAGCGGGTGATGAGGCGCCGCGAGTGCCGCCGCTGCGGCGCTCGGTCGACCACCTACGAGCAGGAGGGGCGATGAGCGGATGTCTATTAGTGGAACGATCTCGGGAATCTGCGCGTCCCGAAGACGAAATCGCTGATTTTCCTTCGTCGCCGTGTAGGTACTGGATGGATGGACTGCCTCCGGTCGCCGACGCGCCAAGGCTCGAGCTCGAACTGAAGCTCGTGCCCGCGAGCGATCGCGAGGAGGCCATTCAGGTCGCGTGGGTGGCGCATCTCGACGGGGGTGATGCGCCATTGGCGGTGAAGAGGTGGTGGGTCGCGACGCTTCGGCAGCGTCGACGGGAGCGAACCAACGAGCTGTGAGCAGCGTGCCGAGCAACTCCGACATCGAGAAGGCGCTCCGCGAGTCCGCGGTGGCGCCCGCTTCGGCGTCGAACGACGCTGGCAGCGTGACGCAGCAGGACATCTCGAAGCTGATCGAGCTCGACCGCTACCTCGCGTCCAAGGCCGCGACCAAGCGCCGCGACCGTGGGATCAGGGTGCAGCGGATCATTCCGCCGGGGACCGTCTGATGGGTATTCTCTCGCGCATCTTCGGCCGCTCGAACGCAGGCTCCGCGCCTCGTCGCGTCGTCGTGCGCGCGAGGTACGACGCCGCGCAGAAGACGCCGCAGAACGCGAAGCACTGGGCGGGCGCGGACGGCTACTCTCCCGCGGCGGCGCTTCCCGACGCGGTGCGGAAGACCCTGCGCGAGCGCTGCCGCTACGAGGTCGCCAACAACTCGTACGCGAAGGGCATCGTCTCGACGCTCGCGAACGACCTCGTCGGCACGGGCGCGCGGCTCCAGCTGAAGATCGACGACCGCAACCTGGCCTCGCGCATCGAGGCCGCGTTCGACGCGTGGGCGACCGAGGTCCGCCTTGCGGACAAGCTGCGTCTCCTGCGCTCTGGACGCTGCGAGAGCGGCGAGGTGTTCGCGATCCTCGCGACGAACGAGGCGCTGCGCGGGCCGATCAAGCTCGACATTCGCCTCGTCGAGAGCGAGCAGGTCTCGAAGATCGAGTACGACGAGTTCGGCAACCCGTCGCGGTACTGGCTGCTCGCGAGCCACCCGGGCGACGCGGGCGCGGCGACCGACGGCGACTGGGTCGACGCCTCGCGCGTGATCCACTACTACCGCGCGGAGCGCCCGGGCCAGCTGCGCGGCGTCCCCGACATCGTCCCCGCGCTTTACCTGTTCGGGCAGCTGCGGCGCTACACGCTGGCGGTGCTCGACTGCGCGGAGACGGCGGCGAACTACGCGGGCGTCCTGCACACGGACTCGCCTGCGGGCGGCGAGGCCGACGATGTTGACCCGATGGACACGATCGAGGTCGAGCGCAACTCGTTCCTCACGATGCCCGCAGGCTGGAAGCTGACGCAGCTCAAGGCGGAGCAGCCGACCACGACCTACGAGATGTTCAAGAACGAGATCCTCAACGAGGTCGCTCGGTGCCTGAACATGCCGTTCAATGTGGCTGCTGGCAACAGCTCGAAGTACAACTACGCGTCGGGCCGCCTCGACCATCAGGTCTACCACAAGAGCCTCCGCATCGAGCAGCAGGTGATGGCGGACACGGTCCTCGACCGCGTGTTCGCGGCGTGGATCTCCGAGGCGATCCTGTTCGCCGACCTCGTCCCGCCTGCGCTTCGCGGCGCGGCGTGGCCTCACGAGTGGATGTGGGACGGCAACGAGCATGTGGATCCGTCGAAGGAGGCGAACGCGCAGTCGGTGCGTCTCCTCAACGGCACCACGACGCTCGCCGCGGAGTACGCGCGGCAGGGCAAGGACTGGGAGAGCGAGCTGCGGCAGCGTGCGCGCGAGCACAAGCTGATGATCGAGCTCGGTCTTCCGATGCCGGGCCAGCAGCCGATGTCGCCGACGCAGCCCGACCCGAACGGAGGGGAGTGACATGCAGGACATGAGCGGAAAGAGAATCCAGTTCGCGGGCGGTCAGGTCGAGTTCACGGTCCCGACCGAGATCGACGCGGCGGCCGGCGACGAGTCGCCGAAGCTGAAGTCGTTCAAGATGCTCGCCTACACGGGCGGCGCGATGAATGTCGGCTGGGGCGTGCCCGTCGTGGTCGACCTCGCGGGGATGAAGACCACCGAGAAGGCGCGTCCGATCCTGCTTCAGCACGACCCGCTGAAGATCGTCGGCCACACCGATGCGGTCGAGGTGAAGAGCCTCTCGCGCGGGGTGGAGCTGCGCGTCTCGGGCGTGATCTCCGGGGCGAGCGACGCGAGCGAGAGCGTGATCCGCTCGGCCGCGAATGGCTTCCCGTGGCAGGCGTCGATCGGCGCGTCTGCGAATCAGGTGGAGTTCGTCGACAAGGGCGAGAAGGCGGAGGCCAACGGCCGCGTCTTCAAGGGCCCCGTCTACATCGTGCGTTCCTCGGCGCTTTCCGAGGTGTCGTTCGTGGCGCTTGGCGCCGACGACAACACGAGTGCATCCGTTGCGGCGTGTGCCGCTGAGATCGCGGGCGATCCCGCAGAAGGAATCAAGGGGAACATCATGGCTGACAAGACTGAAGTCACCGCCGCCACTGGCGCGGCGGATGTGGCCGCAACGGTGAGCGAGATCCGCGCCGCCGCTGCTGCCGAGGCTGCACGCATCGCGTCCGTCCGCAAGGCTGCGGGCGGGAACGCCGAGATCGAGGCGAAGGCCATCGCCGAGGGCTGGACCTCGGAGAAGACCGAGCTCGAGGCTCTCCGCGCATCGCGTCCCGTGCTCGGCGCTCCCGCCGCGCACATCAAGGGCGACGATGCTCCGAGCGCCGATGTGCTCGTCGCCGCGCTCTGCAAGGCGGGCGGCATGCGCTCGCTCGAGAAGAGCTTCGACGCGAAGACCATCGAGGCCGCCGACAAGCGCTTCAAGCGCGGCATCGGCCTTCAGGAGCTCCTGCTCGAGGCCGCGTGGGCGAACGGCTACACGGGCCGCTCGTTCCGTGGTCACGAGCGCGAGGTGCTCCGCGCGGGCTTCAGCGGCCTGTCGCTCCCGGGCATCCTCTCGAACACCGCGAACAAGTTCGTTCTCGAAGGCTTCAACGCCGTCGAGAGCTCGTGGCGCTCGATCGCCTCGATCCGCGCCGTGAACGACTTCAAGTCGGTGACCTCGTACCGTCTCAACGGCGGCT